ACAATCAATGATAAAAGTGCAGCAGATGCACTAGTGATAGTTGCAGCAACTGCGGCACTTTTATCATTGATTGTGTATCCGAAACGACCTGCTCCGTAAAGACCTTCTTCAGCGAATTGAGTAGAACCCAATTTATTTCCTAATGGAGATAAAGAATCTTTACCGAAAGAACCACCTTTACCAAATAATGATTTACCATTAAATTCAGGATTACCTGGTTGGTCAGTACCATATTTGAAGTCCATGTAGAAAATAAGACCTGATGGTAAGTTCATTGGTTGTACAGAAACGAATTCTTTTGAAGCGATGCTTCCGAATACTCTTCTTACCAATGGTAATGCCACACCAGCCCACTCTTCAGAACCTGCAGATGTACCTGTTCTTGTAGCTTCGTCTAATAATTGTTTTGCTTGGTTTTCTAACATTACTGCCATACCATGCTTATTTGTTTCAGAACCTGCGTTCTCTAACAAACCTGTTTTTTCCCATTTTGCTTTCAAACCTCTAGTTTGCTCAAGCATAATTGACTGTGGGTTAGCACCAGTCATAATTTTTTTTAAGTCCATTTTTAATGAATTTATTTGTTTGTTTTTATTTAATAATACCAGCTAATTTTTTGAATCTATCAGCGAAGTCAGTTGATTCAGCAATTACTTGCTTAGCAGCTTGTGCAGGTTTAGTAGACTTAGTCACTTTACTTGCAATACCTTCTGTGATTGATTTTTTAGCAGTTTTTGTAATTGAAGTATATTTGAAATTCTCTGCTAATGTAGAGTATACTAATTTAACTTCTCTTACTGAGTTTGTTCTATCCAAAGTTTCAATCACTTTCACTTTTTGTTCGTTAGTCATGTTGTGTGCTCTGAATAATTTGTTTGCGAATAATAACTTAGCGTTTAATAAGTTTACTTCGTTGATAGTTTTTTGAAGAGACTTGATAGTTTTGTAAGCTTCGTTAAGTTCTTTTTCTTTTTCTTCTTCTTCAGCTTCGTCAACTTTTTCTTTGTCGTCTGTCATATCCTTCTCCATTTCTCTTAAGATTTCTTCTAAGTCGATTACATCGTCTTTTTTGTCATCTTCCGCTTCATTTGTTGCTTCTTTTTCCTTTTCAGTTTCTTCAGCTTCATTTGCAGCTTCTTTTTCTTTTTCTTCTTCTTCAGCTTCATACATTGATTCTTCAGAACCTTCTTCAGATTCTTCACCATCTAATTGAGCTTCCAATTCTCTGATGATTGCTTCTAAGTCCATATCATCTTCTGACTCTTCGTCATCAGAACCCATGTCCATTGAATCATCACCCATTTCAGAATCCATGCCCATGTCATCCATGCCCATTTCATCTTCACCTTCTGCACCTTGTGCAAATGGATTTTCTTCTTCAGAATCTTCACCTTCTAATTCTGCCAATCTAGCTTTCAATTCTGCAATTTCTGCATCTTTGTCACTTTCTTGGTCATCAGCGAATGGGTTTTCTTCTTCAGAAATGTCTGCTACTTTCTTATAGTCAGTACCAGCTTGTTCAGGTTTACCACTATCTTTTTTTACACCAACTGATAAATCAGTCATTGCATCTAAAGTTGGGTTTGCACCTGGAGTCTCAGCATATCCAGCGTCTACTTTAGACCCGATACCTGTTGAACTTAATTCTTCGTCTACTTTTTCAGCTTCTTTATCTTCAACTTCAGCTTCTGCTCTCATCTTTTGAGATAAGATAGATTGTAGTCTTGGAGTAAAGGCTTCTTCAAGAGCGATTTTAGCGTTTGCTAAAGCAGTTTCTTTTACAGCTTTGGCATCAGCGATTGCTTCTTTCAATAATTTTGAATTTGCCATCTTTTTTCCTTAAATTTTGTTGTGAAGTTATTCTTGTAGGGAACTCCAATGTAATTATGTTGATTGTTCGGTCACACCTTATAGAGAAGGGTATTCATTAATCAACTATGTCTTGTAATCTCATAATAAAAAATGAGATATTTGATAATATATATGTAAATTTTTTAGAAAACTAAAGAAAACTACTAAAATAGTTTGTTTTTTCTTATAGTTTCTTCTTTTTGTAACCTCTTTCTTTTAGAGGGTTTGGTAAAATTCTTTCTATCCCTCAATTCTTCTATTTGTTTTGTGGACTGGACTTTTCTTTTGTAGTCCTTCAATGCCCACTCTATATTTCCGCCTTTAACACTAACTATTAACATCCTTCTATTGTAAATTAACCAATTTATATTTTGTTGAGTATAATAAAGTTACAACCGTATCTATGTCGTTTTGTAACCAACTCATTTGTAATTTTTCGTCTTGTCTCAATTTTGCAACTGCTGCAATCAATTTGTCGAAATAACTGATTACATTTTTGACATCGTTGTTTGTATCTAAACCACTAACAGGTTGTAATTTGATTAAACCATATTGTCCTTGATATGCTTCTACTAAACCATCTACCAAACCACCAATCGAATCGTAGTATGTACCCAATGCTAAATGTGCAGATAATGAACCAACGCCTCTTTGTCCTAAATGAAATGAATGTGCCTGTGTTCTGCTATGTAATAATAATGATGCTAATTGTTCCATTTTTAATTTATTTGCAAGTTTTACATTCTTGTAATCCTAATCTTTGTTTCATCACTTCTTCGGATAAATCTGCTATTTCAAAATATCTTTGTAATACATGGCCCATATCTTCATAAAGTGCTTCTAATCTTTGTTGTTGTGATTGAGCTTCTACTGCTTCTTTTTCAAATGAAGTTTGTAATTTCTTTAACTCACTCATATTTCTTTTAATAGTCACTCTATCAAACCAATCACCACCTTCTCTTAAAGTGTATTCTTGTGCTGCGTCTGCAATACCACCCAATGTTTCTGCGATTTGCATAATATCGGACTTTCTACTCATACCTTCTCTATGTTGGTTATAAGTTGAAATAATTTCTAAAAAATGTCTTTTTAGTTCTGTTGGTAATTGTTGAAACTCTTCCGTTTCGTTTAATAAATCTTTTAACTTTAACATATACTATCTCTTTACGATTTTATTCTTTTTTAATTTTTGAACTGCAATTGACAATTCTTGTGGTGTCATACCCAATGCATCTACCAATTTTGCAATCACCAATTGTTCTTTTTTTCTGGATAAGTTATACGATTTAATAACTTGTAATGCCCTATCTAAAAATCTTTCAACTTTAGCTGGTATTGCAGTATCCATATCCTCTATGGATTCTTTTTTTATTTCTTTAACAGGTACTAAATTTATTAACTTTGCCATTTTACTTTATTTTATTTTTTATACTCCACAAGGTGCAGTAGATATAATTTCACCTTGACTACCACTTACTTCAAATTTAACTGAACCATCTCCATCAATTCTATACCAACTAGGTTCTGCTGGCATCCATGCACCTGAATTTTGATATAATTTATTGCCAACTTCTATTGCCGAGCCACTTACAATATATTGTGTGATTGTATATGTACTAGCACATATATTTTCTTCAAGTAATTCTTTTGCTACTGTCAACATAGTATGATTACCATCGGTAACATCTAAACTCCAACCTCTTGAATTGAGAATGAAAAGTGATTCTCTTCCTACTTCGCCAGGTGTTGCGTTAGTTCCAACATCATTATTATTATCAAGTCGAACATATCCGTTTGAAATACTGCCACTAGCTAATTCTAAAAGAATGTTATCTACTGCGGTTTGAGTTAAAGCACAATCATTAAATAATAATTCTCTTCCATTATCACCTAATGGTTGAGTTCTTGATATAATTACTTCGGTTAATCCGGTGTTACCATTAAAATCAAAACCTTCTAATGCAGGTAAATTAGATATATCTACTGAACCTACTAAATTAGATTGGTCAAAATCAAAATATTGCAAAGAGGTACAATCCGATAAATCAGGAAATCCTGCAGAAAAATCATTATCATCTATATAAAGAGATTGTAATGATGTACATCCAGTTAAATTAATAGATGCTAAACAATTTGCACCGCCGACAACTGCATCTTGGTCACTCACATCCACATAAGTAAGATTACTTAATCCAGATAAATCAATTGATGTTAAAAAACTCCAATCTGCTCTAAAATCTTGTAGATTTGTTAGGTTTTGTAAACCTGTTATTGATGTTAATCCTG